GAGTTATTACCAATACGAGTCATAACGGTATCAATCTCCTGAAAGTTCATATTGTTGCACTCGTCAACGATGATAATACTATCATTAAAAGTTGTTCCACGCAAGAACGAAGTTGTGGTAAACTCTACTAATCTTTTCATTTTAAGAATACGCCATCCGTCACCACGGCCGAATAGATCGTCACAAATTTCTTGATAGGGTTGTTCGTAGACTTCCGCTTTTTGTTTTTCAGAGCCAGGTAGAAATCCCATGTCTCTGGATGGAACTACGGAGCGGATGATAACGACCCTCTTATATGTCTGTTCGATTAACACCTCCTTTAGGGCGAGATAAGATGATAGAAAAGTTTTACCGGTACCGGCATAACCATGTAGCATAAGATTAGAACCTGCTTCGTATGCGTCCCACACTCTCTGTTGGTTTACTGTTAGTGGTTTGATATGACGCAGTTCAAAGTGGTTTCTTTCAGCGATATTATCATGTTGCTGTTGGTTATTTCTTTTCGTTTTTCTAGACATATATTGACCTTTATTGCTATTGTTGGTCACGTCATCATAACAAAAAGAGGTCGTCGCCTTTTTACGGGCACGACCTCTAAACCTTTTACTGAAATGTTCTTCTGACAGAGTTTAAATCTCCTTTGGAATATCCCAACGCTTATTTGCGACCGCATCTGCTTGAGGGACTGCGGATTTAACACGACCAAGAATGTATTTCTGAAAATCTGATGGGGGTTTTGTTACGCCAATTGAAACAGGATCGACAAAGTTTGGCACTGTCACGACCTGTTCCCAATCTGGCTTGTCGTCTAGGTAGGTGTCATGCTCGGCCATCGTCATTGAGACGGTGACTTCTTCATCGGTCTTCTTATTGCGAAATGTATAATAGGGCATTATGCTTCCTTCAACCACTCAGGCGCTTCACGGAACTTCCACTTGTGAAGATGCGCCTTGCCATACTTGTAATAGTTACGGTAGTTTTCTACCGCATTTTCTGATATGATGTATTTAGTATCCATGCAGCTTGGCGGTTGCGTAAAGTCTTTATTAGAAATGTTGTTTGGTGTAAGAGCAAGTGTGCCTTTTAGACCACTTTCTTCGACCTTGTGGATCTTACCATAGCGATAGGTGTATTCTTTACAATGTTCATCTAGATAACACCATAGCCATCCATAGTTGCGGGCGTTCTCCCGAGCCCACACAGCCGACGGATGATTGATATGTGTAGCCGAATATAGAACAGTCTCACGGTCATCAGGCAGGCGCCAACGCTTTACATTGCGACCAGTCTTAGTCTTATCGGTATACTCTACACCGTCAAGCAAGCGATGAGCAGTAGACAAAAGTTGGGCACTCTCAAGGATCATCTTGACGCAATGAGAATCGACTGCCCACTCGGCACACATTTTAGGGTCAGTATGAATATAGAAAATGTTCATTTACTCTCCTTTGCCCAACATTCTGACAAATCACCATTCAATGCTTTGACTTGATCACAAACTTCTTTAGAAGGCATTATAATCTTCTGCATTACTGTTGGACACTTTTCTAGATTTGATTCAGCAACACTAGCACAGTTGAAAACATACATTACAAGAAACCATTTCATAGGTCACGCTTACCTTTCCAGAATGTAACGATCACAGGAAAACGGAGTTTGTTATCATCCGTTTTGTTCTGATATCTCACGGTAACATCCGTACCGACATAATCATTAGCATTATACAGCAGTTCTTTTAGAAAGTCAAACGAGCCACGCACTCCTGAAAACTGTGTCGTTCCGTCTTTCAAACGAATTTCAATCCTCTTGGCAGCACCCGCCCAGTTACCTAGTCCTTCTTCAATAGAGACGATTTCAAACTCGTCATCCTCAAACTCTTTATGCTTGATCAAGAACTTTGAACGCTTGCCTTCATACGGCGAGTCAGGAACACGAAGCATTTGACCTTCATATCCGTTCTCAAGATATTGACCCAGCATAGTTTCAATGTCGTGTTCATCTTCAACTATAGTAGTATTCACTCTACCAATAGGATCGTTCTCTTTTCTATACTTTGAATCAAATGTCTCGAATATATCCGCTATCATCTGATTACGACCAGCAAAATCATAATCTGACATACAGTCATAGATATGATACTGCACCAACTCTTTTGACTCTTTCAAATCTTCGGCAGTTGGCTTAGTCTTACGAACAAGAGACACAATCTTTTCAAAGTCGTTTTTCAGGTCGTGATTATACAGTTCACCGTCAAGCACAACATCAGGATACTCATCAAAGAACGGTTCAAGTGCCTCAAGAATATGTGGAGCAGAGATAATGGGCTTGCCATTGCGAGACTGCATACCGTATTTTGAAACCAGACAGCGAATGCCATCCAGTTTAGGCTGCGAGTAATATGGAAAGTCTGTATGCTTTTTGGGATCATACTTTGAGGCCAGCATACATTCATAATACTTAGCACCGATATTGGCGAGTGTTTTACTGGAATGATACTTGCCTTGCGAGGACTTTTTAGTCTCTTGGGACTGAACCTCTAACTCGACCTGCTCCTTCACAGACGTTTCATTAGAACGACCAACATTCTTGGCCTCTGGATACTTCCAACCAGAAATCACAATCTTGCCACCAGCGATACCTGAATGAGTGCGATACTTGGTATTGTCATACTCCATCCACCATACACGAGTATTGCCGTTGGAGTCAATCTTGTAAAGTTTCTGGGTAGTTTTCATTTCTTCACCACATCAATATGAGAACACCGCTGGCGATATCCATATGCGGTGCAGTTGCACGAATAGCGACCGAAGGGACCACTAGTCACAACATACGGTCGCTTTTCACCAGGAACGAGTGTCACACCATCGTCAATGTTCTTATGCGACACCCATGCTTCTATTATATTTTGCTTATTGAGAATACGGACAGGCGAGTCAATGTCACCAGTAGTGAAAAGAAATTCGTCTTTGGAAAGCCAAGACGGCCGTGGATTTACGACACGGCCGACATAGACACTATATTCAGAAACATGAACATTAGACCCACGCAAAACCAGAGTGCTTTTGTATTTGATTTTGAGACGGGTCATTTGTTTCTCCTTAGGCCACAATCTTATCGGTATGCTTCTCAAAGAAGAGTTTTAGGATATTCTCGAAAGTTGAGTCTTTCATACCCAAATCTTTCCAGCATATAAAGTCCTGGTAAAGATTATAGATATCATCTTCCATTTCCTTGATTGTTTCTACATTATCGGACTCGGTACCAGGATCACATACGGTATATCCACGAGACTCCAGTTCATCAATAACATTGTCGAGGTCAACATCTACAGTGATAGAATCCATATTAGCACTCCTTAGCCAATGAGTTTCGAAAGATCAAGACCTTCGACCGAGTCCCAGTCGTTGTCAATGCTAAACGAGGTGGACGCAGGTGCTTCGGTAAGAACCTGAACCTGTTCAGCCTTGAAACGCTGACCAACAGCCTTGAGTTTAGCAAGGTTCGCTGCCTTGATATCGGCAACAGACTTCTTGGCAGCAACCTTCTTGGGTGCCTTGACCTTAGGCACAACCTGAACCTTGGCACCAGTGACAGCGGTATCAAGATTGCTAGGAACGATTACAGTTACAGTTTTGGCCTTAGCAACCTTGGGAGCCTTAGTCTTAGGAGCAGGTGCAGCATTCTTGCCACGAGGCTTAGAAGCCGAAGCGCCACGAATAGCGGCAGCATCTGCCGGCTCGGAGATTAGAGTATAGGAGACAATCTTACGACCATCTTTCTGCTGGCTAAACTGAAAACCGAGTTCACGCAGGTAGAACACGAACTTGGACGAATATGCACCACCGACAATCTGATCGATTGCTTCGGGAGTAAACGGAACGCCAGGCTGAATAGCAGGAAGCACCCGAGCAGCCCGCTTGATATAACGGTCACGATATTTGTTAGCATTGATACCCATTTGGAATCCTTTCCTCATTTGATATGTCTATTATACCACACCCTGTGGAAGAGTGCAAGGGAAATCGTATGGCAACACCTGCGACAGGTTGTCGCACCTATAGTCTATAGAAAGGATAGAGTGTTGACATTCTCTTGTTGTCATTCAGCATCCGGGATCATAGTCGTGCCATTCGTCCATTTCCGACGGCTGGCCATCATCTTCGTCCTCTGTTTCGTCACCAAAATTTTGGTCAAAAAACTCCCCAACATCAGACTCGGACATCCAGTTGAGAAGATCACGAATAAGGATATCCCGATCAATCAAACCTTCATCGACCATTTCGATTATGTGATTGGTATAGTTTCTCATTTCATTCTCCTCAGTTATAGGAAGGGATATCACAACCACCAGCCCAGTCATCACCGAAAAACTTATCAAGGACACTCTCGATAAAACTGGCATCAACCTCAATAGGCAAGCGGTCGTTCACATACTCCAGGATATCACGTTCGGACATGATACCCGCTTCACTAATAGCATCAATAACAAGGCGCTCAGCCTGAATAGCAAGATCGGACATGCGTGACATATTAGATACCTCCTACTTTTTCGTCACATTAATCTGAACAATATCCCAATCCGTGGAATGCAGCATTTGGGCAATATCATTTGCCTGACGCTTGGTGTCGATATTCCAAGCCAACAGCTTCCAGATTAGAGGTTCATCATAACCGTCCACATAGTTATCCATATCAACATATGCAGCATATACTTTCCACATATTATTCATCCTCATGTGAGATACCAGGAACACGCCACCAAGACGTATCATAGCAAGTCGGCAAACAATATGCAGCGACCTGATACTGCATCTCGGTGCCATATTGAGTATAAAAGATATACATATTATTCCACCTCATATGGGATTATATCAGTATAGCGAATAGAAGAACTTGATCCATAGTCTTTTGCTGCCGCTTCGGCCTTCTCTCTTGTCTCATATATACCCAATATGAACGATGATTCGGAATCATTGTATGCTTCCAACACATAGACTTCCATATTAGACCTCCATCTCAAGGATCATAATCAGATGACCATCTTCGTTATAATGCTTTTCTACTTCATATTCATAGCCGTCAGTATCATATGTGTTTTCAAAGGTCACCCAGCAATCCGATTCGGAATCATATTCAGCATTAGCCGGGACATTAGCAGGACGAGTCATATTAGATACCTCCAACAAGATTATCAAAGACCGTCTGGTCGACTTCGGTAGCAGCATAACTACCAGAGCCAGTCATACGACGAAGCCACTGGTTGATATGCTTGGACGTGGTGCGGGACCACTTGTGATTAGAACGAAGATAACCCGTGCCAGGGATAAACGCAGCCACAGGAGTCTTATAAGAAAAGAAAACGACAACACCAGTGCCGATTTCGAGTTCGGTTTGATTAGCAGCGATAGGAGTGAGTTTCATTTTGTCTCTTTCTATTAGCGAGCGTTGATATACTTGATCTGGACAGTATCAATATTATATTCTGCGATTTCTACGCTATAGCGAGTTAAATCGAGAAACATTTCTTGAAACTCTGCGAGTTCAATTGCTTCTTCGATTGTTTCTATATTCGGATATTCACATTCACGGTGTATCTTGTCTTGATCTAGATCATAGATCACTATTGAATAGAAGACGTTCATTTTTGTTCCTTTCATCATTATGTGGATATAATAGCACACGGAAAGGAAGAAGTCAATGTAAACCTAATTGTCAACGATGCGACAGGATGTCGCACCCATAGTCTATAGAATGGGTAGAGTGTTGACATTTAGCATCCAGGGTCATAATCGAGCCACTCGTCCATT